ATATATAAGTACTGTGAATGTTGAATGGGTTACAGGAACATTAGGAAACTTTACTTTAGATGCAACAGGTTATTTATTTACTTATACTGCTGCTGCTTCATTAACTACTAATATAAGAGCAAATATTGCAGGGTTAATTATTAACCAATATGCTTTTGACCCAGAGTTTGATATTAGAGTAATTAAAAATGGAGTTATCATATACCAAGATACACAAAGCACAGGTTATTCTTTGCCTTATGATTTTGTATCTGATATTAATTTAACAGGAATAACTTTTAACACAGGAGATACTTTTTACATTCAGATTTATAGAGTACAAAAGACAAATATTTTACCTTCTGTTTTTATTCATATTGAAACAAGCACACCTACACCAACAAGAGTAAACTTAGGGGATACAGTTATTATTAATGATACTATTCCTAGAGGTATATTTCAAAGAGATTTCTTTTTATCCATTGTAAAGATGTTTAATCTTTATGTTTATGAGAATAAGTTTAATAATAAGGAATTAATTATAAGTCCTTTTGTAGATTTCTATCCAGAAGTATCTGATAATGCTGCTGATTGGAGTTTGAAGATTGATAGGTCTAAACCTTTGAGCATTAAACCTATGAGTGAGTTGAATGCTAGGTATTATAACTATAAATTTAAATCTGATAACGATTATTTTGCAGAGAATTATAGAAAGAAGTACACCGAAGGGTATGGAGATTATATATTTGATACAGAGTTTAACTTCTCAAAGAATACTGATAATCTAGAGTTAATATTTGCATCTTCTGTTTTGTATAAAGCAGTTGGAACAGATAAAGTTTATCCTGCCATCTATAAGAAATCAAATAGTAATAATAGCGAGGATGCAATGGATTCAGTTATTAGAATATTACAGGCAAAGAAAATTACAGGAGTTGCAGGGTGGCAGATAATGAATGGAGCAAGTAATTTAGGAGCATTCTATGAGTATGGTTATGCAGGACATTTAGACGACCCGAATACACCTACTAATGATATTAATTTTGGAGTACCTAAAGAAATTCAGTTTACTACTTCTGGTTATCCTTCAACGAATGTATTTAATGCGTTTCATTCACCTTATATGGCTGAAATTACAAGCAAGGATAGTAAACTATTAACCTGTTCTGCTTTATTAAGTTCTTTAGACATATTTAATTTAGATTTTAGTAAGTATATATGGATTGATGGTGTATTATTTAGATTAAATAAAGTAGATAGTTTTAATCCTATGGAGTATAACACTACTAAGATTTCATTATTAAAAGTTATAGAAACAACATATTAAAATGGCAGAAAATATAGGGGTAAATATTGTAGTAGGTGGGAATGCCACAGAGCAAGTAGATAAATTAAATGCAGGTTTACAGGAAACTGAAAAATCAGTAGGCTCATTAAAAGCACAATTAAGAGCAGCACAAAATGAAGTAGGTGCAATGGCTGATAAGTTTGGTGCTACATCTGTTGAAGCAGTAAATGCTGCAAAGAAAGCAGCAGAATTAAAGGATAGGATAGGAGATGCAAAAGCATTAACTGATGCGTTTAATCCAGATGCAAAGTTTAAGGCATTAACATCTTCATTGAGTGGACTTGCAGGTGGTTTTGCTGCGGTACAGGGTGGTATTAGTTTATTGGGAGTAGAAAGTAAAGATGTAGAGAAGGCTTTATTGAAAGTTCAATCTGCAATGGCTATTTCTCAAGGACTTCAAGCAGTAGGAGAAAGCATTGATAGTTTTAAGCAATTAAAAACAGTTATAGTAGATGTAGCATCAAAGGCTTTTGGAAGTTTAAAGGCTGCTATTATTTCAACAGGTGTAGGAGCATTGGCTATTGCATTGGGATTAGTTATTGCAAATTTTGATGAAGTTAAAAGAGTTATTTTAAATCTATTTCCGGGCTTAGGAAAGTTAGCAAGTTATGTAGGTGGTTTAGTTGAAAAGTTTACAGATTTAATAGGGGTAACAAGTGCAGCAGAAAGAGGATTAGATAAATTATCAAAAGCAAATGCAAGAACAAATGAAGATATAGAAGCAAAAATAAAATTATTATCTGCACAAGGTGGTAAAGAAAAAGAAATCCATGAATTAAAACAAACACAGGTAAATAATGAACTTAACCTCATGCGTGAATCTTCAAAGGTTAAGGGAAAAATGACTGATGAAGAACTAAAGAAATTTAGAGAATTAAAAAATAATCAATTAATAGAAGGTGCTTCATTTGACAAACAACAAAATGATGCAGCTAAAGAAAGAGCAGATAAGCAATTAGCAATAGATAAAAAATTAGCAGAAGACCAAAAAAAACAAAGGGAACAAAATAGAAAAGATTTAAATGCTTATTATGATGGTAGATTAAAATTTGAGGAAGATAATGCTAAAGAAAAAAAGGCAAAAGAAGATGCTATTTTAGAATTGGCTGCTAAAGAAACTGAAAAAGAAGATAAAGATTTAGAAGATAAAACAAATAAAGAAATTAAAGCAGCTATTTTAGTTGCTGATAAGAAAAATACAATAGAATCTAATTTATTAAGTTCTCAATTAGAACTACAAAAAGCTAATGGAGTACAATCTTATGAAGCAGATTTTGAGTTATTTGATAAAAAAGCAGAGTTAAGTAGAGAGGATTTAGTTAGAAAACAAGCTACTGCTGATGAACTATTAACATTTGATAATCAAACGGCAGTTGCTAGGATAAAATTAGAGGAACAGGTTAAGGATGCTAAGATATCAGTAGTTAATGCAGGATTAAATGCAGTAGCTGATGCAGTAGGTAGAGATACGGCAGCAGGAAAGGCTCTATCTGTTGCTAGTGCAGTAATTAATACTTATCAAGGTGCTACTAAAGCATTGGCTACTTATCCACCACCATTCGGTGCTATTGCAGCAGGAGCAACTGTACTTACAGGGATGATGTCAGTGAAAAAGATTATTTCTACACCATTGCCCGGTATTGCAGCAGCAGGAGGAGGAGCATCTGTATCTATGCCATCTTTATCAGCAGCAGCACCATTAGCACCACCTACACCACAGGCACAAACTACAACTCTAAGCAGTCAAACAATAGGGCAGCTAGGGAATCAAGCAGTTAGAGCCTATGTAGTAGAGAATGATGTTACTAGCAATCAAGAGAGAATATCAGCCATTAAACAGAGGGCAAGATTTGGATAACTGATAAAATTTATAACATTTAATATTTAAGATTATGGAATTACCTATTTATTTACTTGATATATCAGAGGATTTAGAAGATGATGCACAGGTAGACTTTATTGCATTAGTGGATAGACCTGCCATTCAAAAGAATTGGAATGCATTTGCTGAAAAGCAAAAGTTTGAGATAGTTAGCGAGGATAGGCATATTATATCTGGACCTGTTATGTTAGCTGATGTACCTATTTATAGGAGTGATGCTCAATATGGAGAGTATTATGTAGTATTTAGTAAGGATACTATTATGAAGATTGCTCAAAAGTTCTTTAAGAAAGGATACCAAAGCAATGTGAACATGATGCATAATCCAGAACTATCAGTAGAGGGAGTTACTATGTTTGAGAGTTTCATTACTGATAAGAATAGAGGTATAAGTGCAATGAAAGGTTTTGAGGATGCTCCAGATGGCTCATGGTTTGGGAGTTTTATAGTAGATAACCCACAAGTATGGGAAGATGTAAAGAGTGGAAAGTTTAAAGGGTTTTCAGTAGAAGGGTTATTTAATTATAAGCCTAAAAAACAGGCTATGTTAGAAGATGATATAATGGAAAAAATTGCTGCTATCTTAAAAGACATAGAAGATTTATAAGTTTTAAGTGATAACTAAAATAATTTATTAATATTTAAAAAAAAAGAACATGAACGCTAAAGATGCGATTTTAAAAATCAGAGCCTTATTCGAGGACTTACCTGCTGAAATACCTAATGAGGTAGAAGCTAAGGTGGAGTTTAAAGAATATTCTTTGAAAGATGGAAGCAAAGTAAACATTTCTGATTTAGTTGTAGATGGAGATGTAGTAGCATTAGATGGCTCACCTGTTGCTGATGGCGAATATATTTTAGCTGATGATACTTCTATTCAAGTAGTAGGTAGTAAAATCATAGAAATAGCTTCTCCTAAAGAAGATGTATTACCAGAAGAAGTAATGGATACACCTGCAACGGATATGGGTAAGCAAAAAATGGATGAAGATTTTTCTGCTCTTAAATTAGAGAATGAGAATCTATCAAAAAAAATAGTTGAGTTAGAAGCAAAAGTTAAAGCAGGTTTCAGTCAAGTAGCGGAATTAATAGAAGCACTTACTAAAGTTCCTTCATCAGAGCCAATAGCACAACCTAAACAAAACTTCTCAAAAAATCAAAATTCACAGGACATGAAACTAGATAGAATTGAGAAATACAGAAACGCATTATTAAACAAATAAAATAAAATAAAATGGCATTTGATGTTTCAGCCTTAACTACCTATACAAAAGAAAATGAAGCCTTATTGGTTACTTCATCTGTATTAGGTGCAAAAACTGCTGCTTTGATTAAATCAAAGGGCAATGTAATGGTAGGAGTAAAATCTACCGAAAAAATTAATATCATGGACACCGATGCCAACTTCCAAGATGGTAGTGTTTGTGGATTCAATGCAAGTGGTTCTACTACTTTTACTCAAAGAACAGTTACACCGGGTAAGATTAAAGTAAACGAAGCACTTTGTGTTAAGACTTTAGAGTCTACTTACTTACAAAAAGCATTACCAACAGGTAGCATGTATGATTCTATCCCTTTTGAGCAAGAATATAGCGACAAAAAAGCTAAAACTATTGCTGCTCAATTAGAAACTGCTTCATGGCAGGGTGATACTGCATCTGCAAGTATGAACTTAAATAAATTTGATGGTTTCATTAAATTAATTGGTGCTGCATCTGGTGTAGTTGCTGCTAATACCACTACTTATTTCCCTTCTGGTGCTATCACTTCTCTTACTGCTGCAAACATTGTATCTGTATTTGATGGTGTTTATTCAGCTATCCCTGCTAAAGTAGTTGCTGCTGATGATATGACTATCTTCTGCGGTCAAGATACTTTTAGATTGTACACTATTGCACTTAAAAATGCTAATAGCTTTGCTTATCAAATTGATGTAAAGGCCGATGGAGAATTTATCCTACCGGGTACTTCTATCAAAGTTATTGCAGTTGCAGGTTTGAATGGTACTAATAAAATCTATGCATTACGTTTGAGCAATATGTTCTTAGGAACTGATTTGTTGAATGAAGAAGAAAAATTTGAAATCTTCTATGCTAGAGAAGCTGACCAAGTTCGTTTTGTTGCCGAGTTTAAATTTGGTGTAAACATTGCGTTCCCAGATTCAACAGTTAAATTCGTATTGTAAATTATAGGTAGGGGGTAAAACCCCTACTTTAACTTTTTAAAAATAAAAACATGGCATGTGCTTTAACACAAGGGTATACCTTAGATTGCCGAGATTCTCTCGGTGGTATTGTTGAAGTTTATTTCATGGCAGCAGGAGATGTTTCATCTACAACTGAAGCGAGTGGTGTTATTACTGCATTGGTGAAAGCCACAGGTAAGAAATTCTATAAGTATGAGTTAGTTAGAGGTACATCAATGTTTGTGGAAAATATTAATGCCAATGTACAAAATGGTACGGTATTCTATGCTCCCGAACTTACTATTGTCTTAAATAAGCTACAAACTAATACAAGGAATGAAATTTTACTACTTGCTCAAAATAAATTAGTAGCAGTAGCTAAAGATAATAATGGTGCTTTTTGGTACTTAGGAAAAACTAGAGGTTTAGACCTTACCGCAGGAAATGGTGGTAGTGGTACTGCTGAAGGTGATAGAAGTGGATATACTTTGACATTCACAGGTGCAGAAGCTGCTTTAGCTCCATCAGTAAATTCAACTGTATCATCTGCTCTTACAACCGCAGGTTAAGTTTTGGTTTTGTATATTGTATAACCCCTGCCTTTTTGGTGGGGGTTTTTTATTTTGTAAACATTCGTAGTTATTTATATTTATTGATGTGATACGATTAACAAAAGGAGTAACTCAAAATATTATTTTAACCTTAACGGAAAAGCAGTTATTGACTAATCCAAACTATCTATTTGTATTTACGAATAGAAGCAGTAATGTTATAGTTAAATTTGTAGTACTTAATGGTGCTGATACAAGCCTGTATAAAGACAGATATAATAAGTTTTCAATAGTTACTAACACTAACTTCTCTAGTGCCTTAAATGGGCAGTATACATACGAAATATACGAACAAGCAAGTACAAGCAATACCAATATATCTGGATTAAATAAACTAGAAACAGGGATAATGGAATTACAAGGAACTTCTATAAGTTATACAAAATATACAACTACAAATCAATTCACAATAAGACAATAACATGGAATTACAAGTATATAGTTTTGCGGAAGCAAAGCAGCCAGAGTATAAAGAAAAGAAAGGCGAAGGGTATATGCAGTATGGTCAAAATAATGACTATCCTAACTATTTGCTAGATTTATTTAATAAGTCTGCAAAGCATAATGCTATTATCAAAGGAAAAGTAAATTACATTACAGGGAATGGATGGAAAGGAGATGGTGAGTTTGTTAAGAAAGTAAATAGAGATGAATCTTTGGATGATATTACTAAAAAGATTTCTTTAGACATTGAGTTATTTGGTGGTGCATATATACAAGTTATTTGGAGTTTAATTGGTGGGCAGATTGCGGAGTTATGGCATTGCGATTACTCTAAAATCAGAACTAATAAAGATAATACGCAGTATTGGTACAAAGAAGATTGGAAAAGTAAAGATAAAGCAGATGTTTATCCTGCATTTAATCCATTACATACTTTTGGATGCCAAATATTTTACATAAAAGAATATAGACCGGGCATTAGTGTTTATTCATTACCGGGTTATTTTGGTGCTTTAAATTATATTGAATCAGATATTGAAGTTAGTAAGCATGTATTAGGGAATGCTCAAACAGGGTTTTCTGCTAGTAAACTTATTACCTTACCAAATGGTGAGCCTTCTCCAGACGAAAAAAGAAATATAGATAGACAATTTACTAGGATGCATACAGGTGCAGATGGTAAAAAGTTTATGCTAAGTTTTGTTAATGATTCAAGTAGAAAGCCAATAGTTGACGATTTAGGAGCAAGTGACTTAACGAAAGAAGATTTTGGTAGGGTAGATATTTTAATTCAAACTAATATTTTTAGTGGGCATCAGATTACTACACCATCTTTATTTGGTATTGCAGAAGCAGGTAAGTTAGGAACGAGGACAGAAATGCGTGATGGATATGAAATTTTTAAAAATACTTATGTAAATTCTAAGCAGATGCACCTTGAAAGTGTATTTAATATGCTTGGAAAATATGCAGGAGTTAATGAGGAGTTAGAAATACAACCTGTTGAGCCTATTGGAATAGAATTTAGTGAGAATATTATTAAAGATATTGCACCTAAAGAATGGATTTTAGAAAAGTTGGGTATAGACATGACTAAATATACTCCTGTGGTTGCAGTTAAGCAATCATTTGAAGATGAAATGGCTATTTATTCAGAGTTTGGAGATTCAAAGGATAATTATTTTATTTGGAAAAGTAAAAAAAAATTCAATGAGGAAGAATATCAAATGTTTGCAGAAGTTTCACAGATAGAAAGTAATGTTTTAGATTTAATCAGTAAGAGTAAAGAGATTACTCCAGAAGTAATAGCGGAAACTTTAAAGATTGATGTAAAGCAGGTTGAAAGTATTATTTCTGATTTTATTGATAAAGGATATATAAAGGTTAAAGAAACTAAAATAGGAAAGGGGATAGATTCTAATATTATTATTGAAAGGACTTTAACAGAGCCTTTGAGTAAAATAGTAGAAAAGATTAAACCACAGACTACTGAAATTCTTATTAGATATTCTTATGAAGGACCACAGGATTCTAAAAATAGAGCCTTTTGTGCGAAGATGATGGAATTAAATAGGGTTTATTCTAGGAGTGAAATAGAAACAATGAGTGCAAGATTAGGTTATTCTGTTTGGGATAGGAGAGGTGGATGGTATACATTACCGGGAACAGAAACACACAGAGAATATTGCAGACATGATTGGGTATCAAACATAGTAACTAAAAAGAAATGAGTTTAAATACATTATTTATATCGGTACAAAACATCAAAGACAGAAGCGGACTTCATGCTAA